TTATAGGTCCATGGTGCACGATTCCAATTTCTGTGTAGCCACATTGCGGCAATGACCTTGCCAGTTTCCAATGCACCGCCCATGATTATTACAGGAATAGCAGCAGCCGAGAAAATGGCCACAAGACCAAGCACACTATAATAGGCTGCTACTACGCTAAGGAAGAAGGCAACAAATAGGGTTACATAACCAAAAAACATGCCGACACCTTAAAATTAGAGTCGACCGTTGACCGAATCCCAATTGATTATACGCCAAATGTTTTCTAGATATCGCTTTTTGTCACTACCATAATCTTGTGCCCAGGCATGCTCCCACCAGTCAATTAATAAAGCAATGTCTTTGCGAATTTGGTGATTTCGTATGGTTTTAATTTCACCAGTACGACTCATGTAAACCCAACCTGAACCTTGTATACTCATGGCAGCTTTTAACATTTGTTCTTTGAACTTGGCAAAATCACCATATTTGCGGTTGATTAGGCTCAAAACCGGACCAGTTGGACGATTGTTTTGCTTAGGGCCTCGTAACTGACCGAAAAAAATGTTGTGCAAATAAGCACCGGCTTCATTAAAATTGGGATCACCTTCATTGTCATTGTAACGATCAACATAACCACGAGCTAACTTACCATAATGAACTTCTAGGGTTTTTGAACTCATGACTGGACTAAGAGCCGATTGAGAGTAAGGCAGTTTAATTAACTCTAGAGTTTTCTGCCCTTTTGATTCTATCAAATCTATAGCTGCTCGTATATCCACTATCTTTTCCTATATATTACTCGACCGCGAGTCATGTCATATGGTGACATTTCGACTTCTACTGAATCACCGGCTATGATTTTAATATCATGTTTACGCATCTTACCACCCAAATACGCTGTGATACGATGCTGATTTTCGAGAACTACTCTAAACATAGCATTAGGTAAAACTTCGTCTACTGTACCAGATAATCTTAGTACATTATCTTCTTTAGCCATGCATCTCCTTACTGTTTATTTATTTGATTAAGCCTGTATCTTGATTCTGGCCATAGCGTATTTGTTGGGATATCGCTGTGCAATAAGTCGGCCTAATTCATCGGCTGTGCGCCCTTGTGCTAGAAAATCGTTGCCATCATAAGCATAAAAAATACCGTTAATTTCTTCAATTTTGATCACAGGTTTAGAAATCGTAGTGGGCTTGTCTTCCAACTTAGTTTGAACTGCTTGTCGGTGCTGCGAATCTAGACGCATGAAAATACTAATTTGTCCGGCCTTGTAAGCTAGAAAAAATAGTATGACATTAACGATAATACTTACAAATTCTTGCATGTCCATATTTATGCCCACTTTAAAGAAAATAACACAAGGTCGTTGTCGTTGTCAAATATGAATTTATATCGAGTTGCCCCAGGCCAACCCCAAAATTCTAATTTATAATTCATATGTCTACGCTTACACCACTTGGCTGCTTGGGTTGCAATATCAGGATTAATTAGTTCTATGCTCATAGTACAAGTATACAATATAAATCCTTCTTAGTCAAATAATTATTTTTTGTCAATTTGGGGCTCTTCGTTACACAAAGCTTCTAGTGTTCGATAATGTTCATAAGCCTGTTGTAATGCCTCATAGCGTTCTAACTTGGCTGGGTCAGGAACTAGTATTGATAGGCGTTGTTCTATCCCTTCTAACATCTTTTTCATGCTGCGACCACCTATGGTAATGTCACAGTCCTCATCCATTTCTATACCAGAACTATTCAATTGAACTTTGTTAGGATTTAAACTCGCCCAATTCAAGCTAGGACTGGCGGTTGTAGTGTATATTCCTGAATTTGTGTAGTTGTATCCACTGGCACCGATGCTATAGGTACTTGATCCCGCACTACCGGATAGATTTACTGTGTTTAACAGTGGAGTGAGGTTAGCCAAGTCCAAGGGTTGTATCATTAGATCATCCCAGGTACTTGTGGCCATATTATCGCCTAAGGAAATACAAATGTCCTCTTGTTCCTCGGGTTCTTGTCGATATTCGAATTTAATTGTGGGTTCTTCGTCTAGTCGCTTAAGTGCATCATCGATCTTCTTTTGTAGTTGACTCATTGATTTCTTCCATGTATTTTTTCTTATAGTCGGCTATAGCAGCTTGAATCGCCGACTCAGCAAGAATCGAGCAATGTATTTTAACTGGGGGGAGTGCAAGATGTTCGGCGATTTGAGTATTCTTAATAAATCCCGCCTCATCCAACGTCTTACCCTTGACCCATTCCGTAACGAGTGATGAACTTGCGATCGCTGAGCCGCAGCCATACGTTTTGAATTTCGCATCTGTGATAACACCTTCTTCGTTGACCTGGATTTGTAATTTGAGAACATCTCCGCACGACGGTGCACCGACGAGTCCGGTACCAACCCTTTTCACTTCTCGAGCGAATGATCCTACATTACGAGGATTCTCATAATGATCTAGAATTTTTGCATTGTAAGTCATTTTGTTCCTCTTAAAACTTTTATTATAACTTCTTCTGGCTGAAACTCATCCCATTTTTTCCTATTATCTTCTCCGAGTATCCATCGCAAATTGCTTCTTCCGCCTATTATTTTAGGATCTATCCCCAATTCAAACCCTTGTCTATGAGGAATTATATGGTCTAATTGGTATTGATCTTTTCTCTTTCCTGTGTTCTCAGGGACAGATCCTTCTTTTTTCATTGCGTAATGTGTTCTATAAGTTGCCTTTCTTACTTCTCTCCTATAGGCACTGTACTCATCATCAACATAATTCTTTGGTCGCATATTATTAAGACGACCGTCTTTGTTAGGGTTGTTAGCAGTCCATCTTATTTTTTGTAATTCATTCGGTATACCTTTATTCCAACCTCTACCTTTAGCCAACCCATCTATGTTCTGTTTAAGTTTTTGTTCCGCTGTCAGCTTAATCCCTTTATTCCATGGCTCGTACTCACCTCTGTTTAGAGGATTTTTACATTTCTGTGAACAATATTCTAAAAATCTCGGACGAGTTTCAAATGTGTTTTCGCAATGAATGCACTTCTTAATTTTTCCATATTTGCTCATACATTTATTTATTTAGGAGCACCCGCTTGTGTCTATTCCCCTTATACTGAAAAACTACTTCCGCATCCGCAGGTAGCCGATGCATTAGGATTGCGTATGACAAATTGACTACTGGTTAAATCACGTTTGAAATCAATCTCTGCGCCCGACAATAGGTTCATGCTCATAGCATCTACTAAAACTTGAACTCCATCGGGGGCATCAATAACAAAATCATCGGCAGCGGTCCCGTCATCCTCAAAAGTAAAAGCATAAGTGAACCCTGAACAACCACCACCTTGTACAAATACACGCAGTGGACTTGTAGTATTTTCTTCAGTCTGTACTTGACGAATTTGTCTAGCAGCTGACTCAGTCACAGTGATCATATTACCCTCCATGTTCTATATAATTACTGATATAAGTTTCAAGTAGTTCTAACTCACGAGTGTTAAGAAACATTTCCAACTTGGTATAAGGTTGGTCGGGCATCTTAGCTTCGGCATATAGTGTTTCAAACTTTATATAGTGATCATCGCCCACGGGACGAATTTCCAAGTGCATACTATAAGCATCGCGTTGTTGTATTACTCTTTTCATACCAGTCCTTAAATATCTATTTAATGTTACAAGATCTACGCAACTTTGTCAACGACATATTCGTAATTTATTGTGTCAGAATTTTCTTGTAGAATACAAGCACCATTCTTAAGGTGAAACTTTCTTGCCATTTCAGTCTTAGGACTTAGTGTTACAAATCTTTGTATTTCAGGATGGTCCTGTCTAATCCTACTAACACTGTCTAGTATGAGCTCACGGCCAGCACCAGGACGATAACTCCATATAGTATAGAATACTGCCACAGTTGGGCTATCTGCGTGAAATAATTCTGACTCAGTCTTGGGTACTTGGGGTGTATAGCTAACACAGGTAATAGCATCAACAGTATCTTGCTCGTGTAAGACAAAGATGTCTCTATTAGGGCCAACTCTGTGTTCGGTGGGAATATTAGGGCGTACAGGATCTTCGGTGAGAAACCTGTAGAAACGATCAGCTATATCTTGAATTATGTGCAACATTCGAACCTCGGGCGTATACCCTTACTTATCCAAAATGCTATAAGAACCCTTGATTTCGTCTAAGGTTCCAAGCAATGGCAGTTTGCAGTCCGGTATCGGGTTTGATGTCGTTGATGACAATACGCTCGCCCACTGGTAGGCCGAATATGATGTGATCGTATCTAGTTGCACCCAGCCTGGCCAGTTCCATTATAGTGGGTTCTCTAAAGAACTCTTCTCTGGCTGTAGTGAAAATTACTACGTCCTGTTCGGGAATCGCAGCTAGGAATTCTAGTGTGCCTGGAAGCAGACTGTCTGAGCCATCCTCCCAGAGTCCTTCGTGTTTGAGTATGGTTCCGTCTAAGTCAATAAACCAAGTATGTGCTAATGTTGAAAGTTCAAATGGTATCATTTAATTATATGTTGTGCTAAGACCATACAACTGATCCAAACCCATATCGTATTGAATCCTACCAGTGTAGGTAATAATTTTTTATTGCTGGCCCAAATTAATGTTAAACTTGTTATAAGTGTGAAAAAATATAACCACCAAATTTGAATTCCAAAAATTAAACCTGGAACAATTATAAATGCTTTAGCAAGCCAGCTAGCAAATTCTACTTTGTTGTAGTCTGTCCAATATTCCTTTGTAAACCACAATGCATAGCAATCTTTAATTTTCTGCAAATTACTATGATAATATGTGAACATAATAAGAATAAACCATACTAATGATGCCATTAAAACTTGTTCAATACTCACAATAATTCTTTCAAATAAATTGGTGCCCCCTGAAGGAGTCGAACCTTCCGCCTCTCGATTCTGGTTTGTGTAACTTTCGTTACTCCCTGGACTATGCCTTCACCATATCTTACGACTTAGGTGGGTGCCGTCTAGTCTCTACACCTTCCTGATATTTCTATTAGGCTTGGCTCGGCGTTGCCATATTTTTACACTTAGGTTTCACCGAATTTGACACCATCCCATATATAGTTTCCTAATATATGGCACAACATTTTCATGAGTCGATTGCTCTAACCATCCATGAGCTAAGGGGGCCTGTAAATGTTTTCTTTCTTATCTTGTTAATTTCATCTTCTTTAATTATATATAGTTTGTTTGGAAATTGCGACCATTTCGATTGATCTCTATCAGTTTCATAACCTTTTACTTCTACATAAGCATCTTCACAGACTAGATAGAAATCAGGAAAGTAAGTTCTGTTACCATTCCAATGGTACGAAAATCCTTTAGTATTTCTAACTATATTATACCCGTTTGATTGAGCCCATTTATAAAATTCTAGCTCCCAATTTCCTTGGAACTTTATACCGTTATACTCGATTTGCTTTGTCCTTCCTCTATTTGCAGAAGTGTAAGATTCAGGATGATTTTCAACAGCCAATTTCATTTTTTGACTGTGGAGCTCTCGCTGTTCATTTGTCCAAATTTGTGGGTTAATTTCTTGATGTTTGCTTATCTTTGCTTTTGTTTCCTCGGACATTATAGCACCATAGGTATATTGATTCGCTCCCTTTTTTCCTAACATTCCGTATGAAGGACTAACTCTATTTGGATTTTTAGGACAGCGAATTTGGTGATGTACATGTCCTCTTAAATTTTTAGCAGGCCTCCCGCAGTATTCGCACTCCATAATTTGGCTCCTTTAACATTATTTATGCCGAAGGAGCCAAACGCTTTACTAACTACTTAGTCAACTCCTTGAACACCGTTGCCATTCTGGAAACCAACAGTGCCACCTTGTGCTTCTATCCTTGCGTAAAGATCTTCAAGCGTGATTGGAGCAAAGTCTGTACACTCTACGCTGACATTGTAGTATCTTGGGTCAATGGCTCCGTTAAGTTTTACTCGGTTAGCGTGAAGATGTCCGTGAACATTACACCCAAACCTAGCAAGACTTTCTGGGTGAATAGGTACATGACTAAAGATAATACCGTTGAGCACATGATATCCACGAATGTCATCAAAGTAAGCAGCATAATCGTCAAGTTTAAAGATATCGTGATTGCCTTTGATTAGTACCTTGCGTCCATTAAGCCTGTCAAGTTGCCTGAGAAACTTTCTGTTGATTACAACATCACCAAGATAATAGACTCGGTCGTTCCTACCAACTCGTTCGTTGTTACGGGCGATCATAGCTTCGTCCATTTCCTCTGCACTGGCAAAGGGACGGAGCGGCGAACCATCTTCACGCCGAAACACGGTACAGGTTTTCTCGTGTCCAAAGTGTTGATCTGACCAAATCCAAGTTGCTGACATTAAAACATCCTTTTATGCTTCGCCAGAAAGCGTTCTGCTACATGACGCCACCGC